AACAACTTTACCACACAAGGTTGTCCAGTACGTCTTGATAACTCTCTGACCTTTGCTGTCACCTCTCTGGTACGAGGTTCTAGTAGTGGTTCACCTCCTATGATACTAATATGACTCCAAACATATATCTTAGGCAACACCTCCTCTATATCAAGAAGCAGTTGATCTATATCTATCTTACTACTAGCACTTAGAAGACTACTGTTATGATTACACGCACGACATGCTAAGTTACACCCATTGATAGTGTGTATACTTAGCAGTCTAGTAGTAGGTCTTCTCTTTTCTAATCTTGCTATCTCTTCTTTAGATACTTGTTGAAAATTATCTGTCCAAAATCCTTTGAGTTCTCTTATATACTCTACCTTATTCGACAATGAATCTATATTATATTCCCGTAAACATGCCTTTGCTAATTTACGTTCCTTCCATAGATTCATATCATAATGCTACAAACTTAGCTCGAGATGTTTTCTTTAAATAATTTAGTTCACTTGCATTACCTTTCAACTTCTCTTTCATTGGTTTACTGATGAGTTTACTTACAGATTCAATCTCTATACTATTCTGCTCACAGTAATGACAGATTGCTTCAATGTAATTCATACCAGAATTATCTTTGACTAGGTTCTCAATATCATTGGAGAACTTGTCCTGACATAGGAACTTGTTCTTCAGAACTGATCTCATCTCTGCTTTAGTTGCCATTAAGTTTGTCCTCTACAAATTTGTTGATGTATTCTACAAGTAGTTTCATATACTTCATTTTATCATACTCTTGGTAAACTGTCACTTCTCCGTTCTCACATGTCATAAGTATGACAAGTTTCTTGACAGGAATACCAGTCCTCTCGTAAAACATACATGCATACGCTGCTGCCTGTACAAAGTAATTCTCAATCCAGTCTCTTGGTTTAGGTTTAGCTGCTGTTTTGAAATCTATTATTGACAACTCACCATCGTATTCTGCAATACAATCTACCGTACCTGCAACACCTAACTCGGTAGAATAAAGACTCTTTTCAAGAGCGTATATATTATTTATCTTTTCTAAAGATTGTTTCGCCTGTAGAAATAACATCTTAGAACCAGGTGTGTCAGGATCTACCTCCTTGTTCAATAGATGATTCTCTATCAGAGTATGTACTTTAGTACCACGAGTAGTAGATCTTTTAGTAACTCTATCTGCCTCTTCATTACCAACTCTCTTTCTCCAATTGACAAAGATCTCTTTGTTGAAATGAGAAGTAACTGATGTGATAGACACCATTGGTCTACCCTCTACAGTATAATATCTTACTCCCTCAATAGTCTTCCTGCTCAGAGCAGGAAGATCACATTCTACATGAGTAAACATTACATACCTAATTCAATTTTACTTACGAGGTAACTCTTGACAAGACCTGACCTTACAATGTCATTGATGTTGAACTCAACCAAATCAAACTCAGGCATACGAGTGATGATCTTCTGGAAATCTAGAATACCATTCTTCTCATTGGTCTTGATTAGATCAGTCTGTGCTGCGTCACCGCAGAACATAATCTTACAATTTTCACCACATCTTGTTATTATACTATCTAACTCATGAAAATTCAAGTTCTGTGATTCATCTACGATAACAATTGAGTCATCTAATGTAGTACCACGGATGAAAGATGTAGACCAGAAGGTTACACTTTCCTGTGCCTTGAGATTACCCCATAACATTTCAAACTCTTGATCAGTAGGCAACTCAAACATATACTTTACCATATTTTTATATGGTATCTGATATAAGAATGACTTGTCCTCATGATCACCAGGTAAAAAACCAATCTCCCTTGTAGATACTAAAGATCTTACTATCACTACCTTTTGGTATGGTGTGGTAGGATCTAAAACTTCTTTGAGTGCATTGTACAGAGTAATAAATGTTTTACCAGTACCAGCAGCACCATAAAGAAATAGATTCTTACCTTCCTGATATGATTTAAAAGCAATCTTTTGATTAGCAGTGATAGGTTCCACTGCTACCATCATATCTGAATTGTATGGCTTCTTTCTTTTCATCTGCTTAGTAGACATACCAGCACCAACACTGGTAGACATTTTCTTTTTTCTTGCTGGCATTAGAAGTGAGTAGTTTTCTGAGGTTTTACAGTAGATCCTGGTATCTGTGATACTTTAGAGAGGACTTCATTCCATCCTCCATCTGTTCTAGAGTACACATCTCCTGTGCCACTGACTACTCCTCCTGATCCTTTAGACCAGTCCTTATCCCAGTCAGGATTATCTTTTCTCCACTCGTCATACTCTTTCATTGTCATAGACAACTCTTTAGTCTCACCTGTCTTCAAATTTTTTAGTGGGTATGTTGGCATGTGTTGTTGCGAGTGATTTATTTATTGAGTCCTGAATAGCAGCACTAAAGTGTAAAGGTTTAGCAGTACACATATTGCATACGTTCTCTGCTATTCTACTATTAGTACAGAACTTTGTCAATTCATCATCACTACAATCAACAGGTACTCCATCTACAATATAATCTTTCCACTCATCATCATCACTCTGCCCCGTGACAGACAGCAACTCCCTCATAAATGCAGTGTTAGGACACTTCCAAAGATGACCATTATATAATTGAGAGTTAGGACAAGAACAAACTTTATAACTTTTACTAATATTATTATGGTTGTAAGG